TTACATTTAGAGATGATAATTTTAATATTGATTCTAAATCAAGGTTTTCTGGTATTATTGATTCAATAACTTTTGATTCGGATGAATTTATTAAGGCTATTGAAGATGCTATTAAAATTGAACATGAAAAACAATCTGATAAAAAATCTATCGCAGAAACAAAAGAAGAACAAGAAATTGAAAAAAATAAAGTTGTAGAAAAAATTGCTACTAAAAAGAAAGAAGAAATTAAACAAAAGAATGAAGCAGAATTAAGGGAAAACTTAATTGAAGATTTTAAAATTGCAATGACTGACATAAGAGAGGACAAAGATAAAGTATCAAAAGTAACAAAAAAGATGAAAGAACTTGAATTATCAGCAAAAGAATTAGATATCGCAGATATTAATAAAGTACAGGAATTTGTTGATTTTATTAAAGAAATTGCTTAATTACATAGAGGGGTTATACCCCTCTTATTTTTTAAAGTAGGTGAATTATAAAATATGGCAAAAATGACACAACAAGAAAAAAAGGATTGGGATGAACTTTACCAATACATAAAAACTGAAATATTTGAATATACAAATCAAGCATTGCCAAAGTATATGATTTTAAGATTAAAAGGTTTAGCTGAAGGTAAATTTATGGCAAATAAACATGTTAAATCTATGGCTAAATATGAATATAAACACATATTATATACTTTCAAGATTAATAAAATAAAAATTAAAGAAATAATAAAATCATCAAAATTTGAAAATGAACAACATAAGTTTAATACAGTAATGTTAATAATTGAAAAAGAAATAAACGATGTAGTTGAAAGATTAAATCAGAAAGTAAAATCAGAAGAAAAAATTGAAAAAATTGATCTTACGAATACAATGCATGAAGGAGCAGTTTATAAAAATAAATCTAATGATAAAGAATTAAATAAAGAATTGAAAGAATTGTGGTAATTGGTGGTGGTATATTGATATTAATGGATGATAATATTGGAAAAACATTTGAAAGACTAACAATAATTAAAAGAGTAGAAAATGATAAATTTAATAGAAAAGTTTATCTTTGTGTTTGTGATTGTGATTGTGATGGAAAAATAAAAGCAGTACCATTAGCTGATTTAAAAAGTGGTAAAGTAAAAAGTTGTGGTTGTTTAGCAAAAGAAAATGCATTTAATTTATTTAAGAAATATAATACATATGATTTATCAGGTGAATATGGTATTGGATATACCCTAAAAGAAGAAGAATTTTATTTTGACTTAGAAGATTATGATTTGATAAAAAATTATTGTTGGCACATTAGTTATGATGGATATATCCAAAGTAGAAATGAAGATAGAATAATTATTATTCAACATAGAATTATATTAAATGTTAATAAAGATAAAATTGTAGATCATATAAACCATAATAAATATGATAATCGTAAAATTAATTTGAGAGAATGCGTATATACAGAAAATTCAGCTAATCAATTAAAGGCAAAAAATAATACAAGTGGAACAAAAGGAGTGTCATTTGATAAAAAAATGAATAAATGGCATGCTAGAATAGGTATAAATAATAAAAGAATAAATTTAGGTTATTATGATGATATACAAGATGCAATTGACGTAAGAAAGGAAGCAGAAGACAAATATCAAGGAAAATTTAAATATATAGAGGTGAAAATATAATTATGGAATTAAAAGATAATAAAAAAAAATCCGATCTTACACCTCTAGAAATTGAATTAATTAAGGCAAGTAAAAAAGTACAAGAATATAAACTTGCTTGTGAAGCTAATATAGTAAGTATTTTTTATAAAAATCCTGAATTATATTATACATATGATAAATTAAATATTAAAAGTTTTAGTAATAATACTTGGAGAATTTATTTTGTAATAGGATATGACATTATTATAAAAGAAGGTAAGAAATCATTAGACGATATAACTGTTGGTTTATATTTAGAAAAACATCCAAAACTTAAACAAAAGTATGATGAATATGGTGGTTACGACACCATTGATAAATCAAAAGAATATGTAAATATCGAAAATATAAGTGGATATATAAATGAGTTAAATAAATGGAATGCCGTATTACAATTACTTGCTAGAAGATTCCCGGTTTATGATAAAATCAAGCAATTTGTTGATATGAGTGCAGAAGATATTTATGAATTTTACGATGCTCAGTTAAACCATGTATTTGTTAATGTTGAAGGTGATATTGAAAGTTATAATCTTTGTGAAAATATACATACATTATTAGAAAAACTAGACAAAGGCGAAAGTGTTGGAATGCCTTTATATAATTCTCCAATTCTTAATAAAGAAATCGGCGGTAATTTACAAGGTCATATTACTATGTTAGGAGCATTAAGTGGAGAAGGGAAAACAACATTAACAATTGAACTTCTTTTACCTCAGATACTACAATATAATGAAAAAGTTTGTATTATGATAAATGAAGAAGATGTTTCTAAGTGGAGAAGAGAATTAATAATTTGGGTTGCTAATAATATATTTAAAAAGGAATTAAAAAAGTATGTTTTACGTGATGGTGGATTTTCAGAAGAACAATGGGAATTATTAAAAAGATGTGCTGATTGGATAGAAGAAAAAAAAGAAAATAAAAACATAACTATTATACCCTTCCCTAAATATACTGCAAAATTAGCAATTAAAACAATTAAGAAATACTCATCATTAGGATGTAAATATTTTATTTTAGATACAATGAAAGTATCTTCGGATATAAAAGGTGATTTTCAATGGCAAGAAATGACTAAAGATAGTGTTGAAATATATGATGCTATTAAACCAGCAGGTCGGAATGTTCATATCTGGATCACTTATCAATTAGGTAAAGCCGCAACAACAAAAAGATATTATACTAATGATTCAATCGGTATTGCTAAAAATATTGTTGATGTAGTATCAACTAATTTAATGATTAGAAAACCTTTTGATGATGAATATGAAGGAGAAAAAAACGAATTAAAATGTTATAGATTAGAAGGTGTTAAAAAATTAACCAAGATACCTTTTAAACTTCAAAAAGATAAGCATTATACAATTATATTTATTACTAAAAATAGATTCGGTTCAACTAATGAATTTCAAATCATAGCTGAAAACGATTTGTCAAAAAATACATATAAAGAAATTGGTATTGTGAAAATTCCGCTTGATTGGTAGGAGGTAGGTGATATTTAAATTGTGACAGCAATAGAACTTATACAATATATTATAGACCAAAATTTAATACAAAAGGTACTTGATGATTTAGGTTGCCACGATTTAAAACCATATACAACCGAATATCGTTGTGGTTTACCTAATCATAAAAATAAAACAAGTGTATCAATTAAAAAAGATACTTTAAAAACAAAGATATTTCAATCTGATGGTGGTATTGTGAGAGGTGATTTATTGACTCTCACAATGTATATTAAAAACATTTCTTTTGTTGAAGCAAATAAATATCTTCACAAATTACTTGGATTAAAATATCAATATAAAAAAACAAAGAATAAGAATAAACAAGAAGAAGATAGAACTGATCCATTAGAAATTTTTAAAAAGATTAAACGTAAAAGAAAATCGGTAAATATTAATGATATTGAAATCTATGACAACACAATAATAGAAGAATATGAACCATGTTTGTATATAGATTGGGTTAAAGAAGATGGAATAATGGAGTTTACCCGTAAGAGGTTCAACATTGGATACAGTTACAAGCATAAACGGATAGTGATTCCAGTTAGGTATTGGTCTGGAGAAGACGATGATTATGTGGGGATTATTGGGCGTACTACTGTAAAATCATATGATCTTTTTGATATACCCAAATATTATCCTCTTAAACAATATTCTAAATCTCTTAATCTATATGGATTACAAGAGAATTATAAAAGTATTCAAGAAAAAAATATAATTGTAATTGCTGAATCTGAGAAATCGGTGCTTAAACGTCATAGTAGATTAGATGAAACTGTTGTTGCTTTAGGTTCCCATTCATTAAGTGAAGAACAAATTAAGATCATAATAGGGCTTAATGTTGAAGTTGTAATAGCTATGGATGAGGGAATTGATATTAATTATATTAGAGCAATGTGTGAGAATTTTTATGGCATCCGTAGAATTTCATATGTATTTGATAAATGGGGATTACTTAAAAATAAAGAAGCACCTATGGATTTACCAGATAAGTATTATAAGTTTTTATTAAAACATAGGGTTATTTATGATGAAAAAGAAAATAAAGAATATTTGAAATATTTAAAGGAGAAAGATAATGCGAAAAACAAATGAAGAATTAGAACAAATTAAAAACGATTTACAAATAGATAAACTTTGGTCATGGAGCAGAATTGAAAAATACATAGAAGATCCGTATGGTTATATGCTTAAATACATACTATATATTGACGAAGATAGGAATGACAGTATTTATGCAATCTCTGGTACTCTTGCTCATGAGAGTATGGAAGAATTTTATAAAAATAATTTAACTCATCAAGAAATGTTTGAATTATATGAAGATAAATTATTTGAATTTAATACTATGGGATTATTATATGATAGATCAGATAAAGATAAGAATGAAAAAATAGCCCAAAAATATGAAGATTGTATGAGACACTATTTTTTAAATCATAAAAAAATGACTAATAAACCAATTATAGAACCATTTATATTAGTAAAAATTGGAGATCATTATTTTCAAGGATATATTGATATGGTAAATGTTGAAGTTAGAGAAGAAAAGAAAAAAATAATAATCACTGATTTCAAAACAAGTAGTATTTACAAAGGAGAAAAACTAATTGAGAAATCAGGTCAATTACTTTTATATGGTGAAGGAATGCATCAAAAATCAAATATGCCTTATGAAGATATTATTCTTAGATTTAATTTTATGAAATATGTTAATGTTACATATACGCAAAAGAAAGGTGATAAAAAAATTAGGCAGATTGAAAGAAATTCAATTGGTGAAAAACTTCAATCTAATGCAAAAGTATGGTTAAAACATTTTGGTTACTCAGAAGATGAAATAGAAGATTTTTTACAACAAATGATTGATATAAATGGGATTGAGTGCTTACCTCAAGAAGTTCAAGATACATTTGAAATAGATGATTGTTATATTGAAGTAGAAATTAATAAAGAAATTATTGATCAACATAAAAATAATATTATAAAAATAATAAGAGAGATAATAGAAAAAGAGCAGGAGTTTAAAGAAACAAAAAATAAAGATTTGTTTTGGAAAGATGTTGATAGAGAAAGTAGTTATTTTCATGCTAATTTAAGCGGATATAGTAGTTCATTACATCTTCCTTATAGGAAGTATCTCGAAGAATTAGATTTACAAAATGGTATTAAAGTAATTGAAGACAAATCAATAGTAGAGGATTTTGGGTGGTTAGATGATATTTTATAAATTGGAGGATATAAATGGATATAGGAAATATAATTAATAATTGGATGATTAAAGAAAAAGATTTAACTAAAGATAGAACATATTATATTTTAGAATGCACCTGTGGATGTGATGAACAAGTATCTGTAAGATCAGATTATTTAAAATTATTTAATAAGAAATGTAAAAATATCAAAAATAAATTAAAACGTGAAAAACATATAAATAGAGAAGATTATAAAACTAGATTAATTGGAAAAAATTTCAGTAATTTAATTGTAAAAGATTTTGCAGGATATAATAAAAGAAAACAAATATTATATTTATGTGAATGTCAGTGTGATAATAAAACTTTAATTAACGTTACATATACAGATTTAATTAAAGGTAATAAAGATAATTGTGGGTGTTTAACAAAGAAAAAACAATCAGAATCAAAAAGAAAATATAATACATATGATTTATCAGGAGAATATGGTATCGGGTACACTTTCAAAAATGAACCATTTTATTTCGATTTAGAAGATTATGATTTAATTAAGGATTATTGCTGGAGTTTTAATGATGAAGGTTATGTGCAAGCAAGAGATAATTGTGGTGAAAAAAGATACGTTAAAATGCATAGATTAATCATGAATATAGATGATCCAGATATAAAAGTAGATCATATATATCACAAAACAGAAGATAATAGGAAATCACAATTAAGATTGGCTACAAATTCTCAAAATTGTATGAATCATGTTATTCGTTCTCATAATACATCGGGATATTCAGGTGTAAATTGGGATTCTGAAAAATCATTATGGAGAGCTAGAATATGGAAAAATTATAAATGTTATCATTTGGGTTATTTTGAAAATATAAATGATGCTATTGCCAAAAGGGATTATGCAGAAAATATATTATTTAAGGAATATAAATATAAGGAGATAACCAATGGATAATAATTATATAGTATTTCATTGTCATACAATGTTAAGTAATCCAACAACAACTATGGATAGCGTTAATAGTTTTCAAGATTATGCTAATAAAGCTAAAGAATTAAATATGAAAGCTATATGTTATTCTGAGCATGGCAATGTGTATGAATGGTTACATAAAAAAGAATATGTTGAAAAGCTTGGGATGAAATATATTCATGGAATTGAAGCATATATTACAGAAGATTTAAATGATAAACAAAGAGACAATTATCATTGCATACTTATAAGCAAAAACTATAATGGATTTATCGAATTAAATGAATTAATTAGTAAATCATTTAATAGATCAGAAGTTAAAGTATTAGATGATATTGAAAGATTTTATTATCAACCAAGAATTACATATCAGGAATTAAAATCTACAAGTGACAATATTATTATTACTACTGCTTGTTTAGGTGGGATATTAAACAATGGATCAATAGAGTTAAAAAGAGATTTTGTATCATTTTTAAGTAAAAATAAACATAGATGTTTTTTAGAAATTCAACACCATCAAGTTTTGCAACAAGCAGACTATAATAAAGTATTAATTAGAATATCTAATGAATATAATATTCCTTTGATATCAGGAACAGACACACATTATTTAAATAATATATATTCTGAAGGTAGAAAAATATTACAAGCATCTAAAAATACATATTTTGATAATGAAGAAGGATGGGATTTATCATTTAAATCATATGATGAATTAGTTGAAGCATATAAAAATCAAGGTGTACTTGAAGAAAAATACTATTTACAAGCAATAGAAAATACTAATTTATTATTTGATATGGTGCAAGAATTTACTCTTGATAAGAGTCATAAATATCCAAAACTTTATCAAGATAATAATAAAGTTCTATTAGATAAGATAAAACAACATATTGAACAATCTGGAATAAAAATTAATAAAGATATTAAAGAAAGAATTGAATATGAATTTAAAACTTATATTAAAAACGGTGCAGTTGATTATTTATTATTAGAAGATGATATAAAATCTTGGTGTAGAGATAATGGTATTGAATATGGCTATTCAAGAGGTTCTGTTTCAGGATCATATATCGCATATCTTTTAAACATAACCTATATGGATAGTATTAAACATAATTTAAGTTTTGAAAGGTTTATGAATCCAGAAAGAATATCATTAAGTGATATAGACACAGATTACCCTCCATCGCAGAGAGGATTAGTTAAAGATTATATTTATAATAAACCAGGATTATATTGTGCAGATATAATTACTTTTAATACTATTGCAGATAAAGGTGCTATCAGAGATGTAGGTAGGGGGTTAAAAATTGATTTAGAAATAATAAATCAAATTTGTGATAGATTTGATAATGGGCAAGAGAACACCTTACGGAAAGAATATCCCGAATTATTCAAATATGTAGATTTATTAAAAGGTGTTGTAACATCAGTTTCCTTTCATCCATGTGGAACTTTAATTTCGCCTTTCCCAATTGAAGGTGTTATTGGTACTTTTTCAACAACAACAAATAAATATCCTATTACTCAATTAAATATGAAAGAATTGGATAGTTTAAACTTTGTTAAATTAGATTTATTAGGTTTAGATAGTATTGAATTAATAAATGAAACATGTAAATTAACAAATATAGAAAGGTTAACACCTGATAATATTGATGACCGAGATGAAAATGTATGGAATAGTATACATGATAGTGGATTGTTAGTTTTTCAATGGGAAGGAGATTATGCCCATTCGTATTATAAACAATTATTTAGTAAAGAAACAATTAATAAAATAAAAAAAAGAAATTCTAATTTTAAATATATTGATCTATTTTCCGTTGGTAATGGTGCTATTAGGCCAGCGGGAGATAGTTATAGAAATGCATTAGCTAATGGAGAATTTAATGAGAATGGGCATGAAGCATTAAATAATTTATTAAAATCTACAAATGGTTTTTTAGTATTTCAGGAGCAAATCATTGAATTTCTAAATAAATTTTGTGGTTTTTCAATGGGGGAAGCTGATTTGGTTAGGCGTGGTTTTGCAAAAAAGACTGGCACAGAACAATATATACCTAAAATTAAAGATGGGTTTATTAAAACAATGCAAGAAACTTATAATACTTCTAAAGAAGAAGCGGAAGAAATTATTATAAGTTTCTTAGAAGTAATTAATGATGCTAGTGATTATCTTTTTTCCGTTAATCATGCTCAAGCGTATAGTTATATTGGCTATATTTGTGCTTACCTTAGATATTATTATCCATTAGAATTTTTGACTGTTGGATTAAATATTAATCAAGATAATATGGATAAAACAATTAAAATAATTGAATATATAAATTTGTTTACAGATATTAAAATTAAACCTATTAAATTTGGTAAATCTCAAGCATTATATTCTTTTGATAAAAAAGAAAATATTATTTATAAGGGAATTTCTTCAATTAAATTCCTTAATTCTCAAGTGGCACAAGAATTATATCAATTGTCTCAAGAAAATCAATATACAAATTTTATTGATTTAATAAAAGATATCAAAGAAAAAACATCTACTAACTCCCGTCAATTAAAAATACTTACTGGATTAAATTTTTTTAGTGAATTCGGTAAGAATAAAAAACTATTATCTATATTGGAATTATATGAAACCATAGGTGATGCAAAGCAGATAAAAAAAGACAAAGCAATTGAATTAGATTTAAATGTACCAATTCTTATGAAATATACCAAAAAGGAAACAGATAAATTATATAAAGATATAGATATTACTTCATATATTAAAGATGTTTCGGAATTAATAGAAAATAAACCACTATCAGTAAAAGAACAAGTAAAGTTTGAAATGGAATATCTTGAGTATACAACTGTAAAATACGAAAAAGCTGATGAAAGTCTATTTATTGTTACTGAATATAAGTGCTATAAAGACAAAAGTAAACCATATATTACTTTAAGAAATTTAAAAACAGGTGAAGAATTAAAAACAAAAGTTAAAAACGGCAAAACATTTACTGAAAATCCTTTTAAACTATTTGATGTGTTACAGGTAATAAATTTTAAAACACAAAAGAAGATGAAAAATGTTGGGGGTAAATGGGAAAGACCTAATGAAGATGAAGATATACTTGATGAATGGGTGGTGTATTAGTA